GTTAGCGTAAATTTTTCCACTTGTTGGTTCTAAAACACCACCTGCATACTTACTTGATTGATCGCAAAGTGAAGGGTCAATCGTTCCAAGATCAGCAAACTGATTAACTGTTGTATCACTACCAGGATCAAACTTTGTTACATACCGAGCATTATCAGGGATGAGGTAAAAATTTCTATCAAGACCGAGAACAGCACCTTGAAACTTCGATCCTGATGTGCAACCACTAGGTAACGTGTCATCGAGATTCGAACCAACAAATTCGAATGTAAGGTTCGACTGATTACATGTAAGGCTTGGTGTAGGATTTGGTACGCTCATAACTTATGAATATTCTGGAAATACTATTCTTCGAAGAGTTTCGTGTTGTTGGGTTAAGCCGCATAAATAGCTATCTTCTGTACCGCATGATAATGTATAGAAAGGACAACCCACAAAGGCTTCCCAGTTATTAGAAGAAAGTGGTAAGTAAACATTAAGTTTAACTCGTGAAGAATCTGTATCCTTATAGAAGGAATTAACTCCACTACTATTAGTAGAGTCAACAATTGGGTAACCGTCTTCAGCTATGGCGCTTAATGGTAATTCTGGATCTAAACCGATAGCGTAGCTTGATAGAAGACCTGTAATAAATGCTTGTCTGCCAGACCCACCATAATTATATATACTACTACCAACATAACCGGTATCATACACTGATTTGTTTTCATATTCGTAAACAAATCTTGTAGGTAGTTGAAAGCCAGGTGTATTCCAACGTATATCAACATCGCCAATAAAGGCGGATATACCATACAAGGTAGTAGAAGGAAAAACTCCTTTACTAAAAGTAAGATCATCTGTAGCTAGAGAACTTAAACCGCAGTAGTTATTCGGACACCCTATATTTGGTTCAATACCTAAAAAAGGTAAACGTTGTTTTTCTTCCTCGGTAGGGCTACCTAGTTCTACCGGTGCTGTAGGAGGCTTTAAACTAGCTTTACTATTCGTTATAGGTGTAGTAAATGTAGTAGAAAGAACCTCATTAGTGGTAATGGGATCTTTTTTACCTTCGACGTGAAAATTAGACACTACAATAGTACCGTTAGCGTTACTAGATGTTAATGGTTTGCAGAATGTAACTCCAGGTCGGTATCTCGTAAAGGCATTAATTTGTGGTCCGGCGATATCTGCTTTAAGTAATGTGGTATAGAACACCTCCCCTTGCGCTTTATAATCAACCTGAAGTCTTCTACCATAGTTACCGAGACGCGCTCTTATAGTCTTAACACCACTATCTGTAAGATTAAATGCACTTATAGTCTCGTTAATATTAAGATACTTGTAAGGGTTGTTTGCATCACCTGATGTACTTCGAGAAGCATCAACCCCGCGTACAGATATGCTATTTAATTTACGCGTAGTAGGGTCGATACCATCTCTAGTAGAGTTGTCTGCATACGTCTTAGGTAGAGCAAAGCTACCTAAACTATCTAAACCTATACCTATAATCGCACCACTTAGAGCATCATTCGCATCGGCTACGAAGCCTGTAACAGCACCGGAATAGCCTAAATCAGTACCATTACCTCCACCATTAAATGTTGTATATGCGTTTTGCAAGAACATGCAAAATCCTACCTCGTCAGAAGCTTCCCAGTTACTTAATTCATAAGTAAATGACCAGGTAATATCAAACTGTGGTGATAGACCCTCTTCGAAAATTGCTACTGATGTAGCAGATAGTGGTAGATTAGACATTAACACCTATATTTAATCTGGTGTATGTCAGATACAAGTATAATAAATAGAATTTACATTCCCCATTCAAATTTAACTAAACCTGGCTTAGTATCGATAGATTGTTCATCCCATGATCCAGCACCAGCACCAGGAGCATTATCTGCACCCCAGAAGGAGGCTGTAGCGCCAATTTCTTCATCATTGTTGTTAGTTCTCCACCCACCACGACCACCAGGTATAATATAACCACCTATAATCCGTGGATTGCTTGTAAGAAGAGTGCCTGAGTTAACGTTACCATCAGGATAAACATTAGCTGTTTGGTGATATTCTGCACCGTCACTAATCACTAAATCAACACCACCAATAGCAATTTTACTTAAATTACCATCAGTCGCTCCCGTTGTTTGTCCTGCACCAACTGTTACATTAACAGTAGTACCTGGTTGAGCTGATAGTATAGCATAGACAGTGGCTGCAGCACCTCCTGTTCGAGAACCGCCTTTAGCTCCAGAACCAGTTACCCAAACCTTTGTATGCTCCGCTACTGTAGTAAACGTACTAGTCCCTGCTGTAGTAACAGTATGTATTCCTGGTGGTACTGGACCAATCTTAATTGCACCAGCCAGAGTATTTATAGGAACGCCATTTGCTACTGCTGCATTATTGTTAGAAGCAGTTAACCCACCGTTAATTGTTAGTGTAGAAGTAACTACTGCATCAGGTAGCGCTTTAATATAATAACTGACCGCTTTGGTTGTGTATGTAGTACCGGTAGAGTTAAGGGTACCATTACTAAAGCTTGAAACATCCGCTTGACCTACATGTACGACATCCTCATAGTTAGGTAAGTTAAAGTTATTACCAGAACCACCATACTGCGCGCCGATAATACTTGAAAGAACCCCATATGTTGTATTAGATACAGATGAACCATCGCAAAGTAACCATCCGGATGGAAATGCTTTACCACTAGCAGCTGCCATTATAGTACCAACTGGTATAAAGGCACTAGACGAATTTACATAAAACTGACCTGTATTAAGCGGTGCAGACCATGAAAGTTGTCCTGCAGAATCAGTGCGTAGAAATTGATTATTAGCAACTGCACCTACTGGGAAGTTATAATTAACATCGTTAATATTGAGCTTTTCTGGTAGCTTAAGATAAGTATCGTTTTTAACGTTAATTCTATCAGTTAAAATCTGCGTACCACTTAATGAAATCCTTCCAGCTACTAATTCTAATGAATTACCAAGAGCATCGTTATCAAAGTTATTTGCTGATAGTGTACCTACTCTTATAGTACCATTTACATCGTCAATAACAATTGAACTATCGTTTGCTGCTAATACCTGTGAAGCTTTTACCCATGCTCCTTCCCATAATGTGTATAAAGCTTTACTAGTTGTATTAAAAGCTATATCACCGTCTTCTGCACCAGCACTTAATGCTGAATGATCAGAGGCAGTGCCTAAGAACTTATTACCAGTTACAATACCACCTGATGTTGATGCATCACCAACAAATAAACGTTTATTGTCTGTAGTATAACCTAACTCTCCTTCATCGAGAGTTATGTTTTGGCGATCTAGATCACCACCACGTCTAACAAGAAGTTTTAATAGAGTGTTTTCGAGAATTTCAATTTTATTAGACATATTATTATTTTATTAATAGTTATATACAGGTATTGCTAGCTTACCACATGTACCAGAATCTATTGTTATAAATCCGGCAGAACATAAACAAATCGTAACTGCTGCGGTATTACTACCGGTATCAGCTGCGAAACTTCCGGATTGAGCACAGACCACGGTCCGCCCGGCTGTAGTCGTATCAATAAGATCACCGAAAAAGCATCCTGACGTTACTCCTGATAGGTTAGATGTAATTGCATTAGCTGTTTCTGTAACTCTACCAAACTGATCAAAAGATGTACAATTAAACGGTTTACTCACTCCAGCTCCAATAGCAACCATACCTAAAGTGTTAGCAGAATTATCTACGACTAGTCCATTTGTAACAGTAGATGCAACTATTGAGCATGCGCAAACTGTATTACATGGAGCATTGCAGAATGCTAATTTACCAAAAGGCAGTCCGAAAGAATTGGTAGTAAAAACACCAACTGGATCTACCCCACCACCGCTTAAGCCATTACCAATACAAGTTGCAGGTATAGGTGCACCTAACACACTAAGTTGACCGGTAGTTGAATTTACGCTAATAGATGTACCATCAACAGCAGCTGAAAGCCCTTGTACTGGGTTAAGAGTAATACCACCATTAGTAGCCACAACACTTGAATTTAACGACGACGCAGATATAGCACCGGTAACTACATGTAGCTTGTTATTTACATCATAGCTAATAGATGCGGTATCTGTTTGCGATCCTATGAAAGCCCAACTAGAAAGTAGAGCGGAATCAGTACCAGAAAGCTGATATAAAAGATTATTTTCATATACTAAGTCATTTTGAACAGCTTGAGCTAAAGAAGTTTTTGTACTTGATGTAAGCGGTGCGTATACCAAATTTCCAGCTACATGACCCCCTGGTGTAAATCCATCGCCAACCCAGACTCTTTTACGATCTGTAGTATAGCCCATTTCACCTTGTTCAAGTGTAACAGTCTGACGCTGCACGTCAGTACCTCTTCTTAATTTTAGTTTTACGATTTCAACGTCTGGCATTTTTTTAAATTGTTAAGATGTTCTCTGCCATACATACAATCCGAATGATGGTGGCATATTATTATGTGGTGTTCCGCTTCCTGTAGAAGCTGAGGTAAATGTATTGACTGCGCCTTGTCGGCCAACAGCATCTCGTTGCTGGTTATTGGAAACACCCTGTCCGAAAAAATCACCATCAATACCAGCATTTTTACTAAGTTGGTCAAGAGCGTGACTATGTGAGGCTAACTCAGGTGTAGTAAGTGGGTGATTATATTTACCAGTGGTGTCATTACCTGCAGGTATTGTTTTAGCTTCTGTACCGTCATTACCAGTACCTTGACCTGCTAGAAAGCGACCCTCTGCGATTTGTTCCCAGGTAGTACCAGTAAATCTTGATCCGGGGTTAGTATTATCTTGTGAAAATATAACAGAACCAACAGGATATATTGCTTCAGCAATAGAAGTTTTAAAAGCATCACCAAGTGCACCGTCTACATCAATACCTTTACCCGCTCTACCTACTTTAAGAGCGCTTTGATTGCCGGCACCATCATAGATTTCCTCTTGCCCATCAGCTGGTAACGCTGCACCTTTCGCATGCAGTACACCAACGTAGGTATTGCTGATGTTGGTATTAGTTAATGATTTACTGGCCATACATATATTTATGTCGATGACAGTATTAAGCAATCAAATATTTGTTAATGAACCAGCATTATATACTGGTTGTACATCTACCTCAATATTCACTTGTACTGTATTCATTATTTTCTGTTGTAAATTAAAAATTAATTCAAAACACCGATTTAATGTACCAGTTAGATTTTCTTCATTTCCGTGAACGTATAGATTTTCTATTTCCTGATTAAGTAGTTGTTTAAAGTCAATTTCATAGTTGTAATCATCCAACTCTACAATATCATTAACATATTTACCAGTAAATCTACCAACTATGTTGTTCTTAATAGCAATTGTATCATTAATTACTTTAAATAACTCCGTATTAACAGTAGAATTTTGTATAAAGCTATCTGCATTCAAAGAGAATGCTGCACTACCGTAGTTATTGTAGTTAACATCCTTTATTACCCGTTGATAAGCATCTTGTGTAGGCTCATCAAAGAAAAATAGTCTACCTGTAGTTAACATAATAGCGCGATCTGTTGAACTTAACCCTGGGAAAATAGAGAACGATGTAATTTTATCATCTAACAGCCCATTAACTGCAGCTGTTGTTGGAATATTAGAAGTAGCATCTGCCGCTTGACTAACATTTTCAACTTCAACCTCAACTCCTACATTCCATATGAAATCAGCATTAGAATAATCTATATTAATAAAATTCCATCTATTATTAATAGTATTAACTGCAACCTCTTTATTGTCTACTACAACTTCAAGAACCTCTTCTTCCGTAGTCTCAGTAAAATCAAGCAAATACAAACGCTGAGTTCTAAACTTACCAATTATCTCAACTGGACGAGTCTTAAATTTTTTATAAACAGTTTTATCTGTGCCAAAATACCAATAATTGCTATCTGTACCAGAGAACGTTAATGAATTAACCTTTTCATTTAAACCTAAAGTATCGTTCAAAGTAAACTTTTCACTAAAGCGGTAATTAGTACCACTAAACCTGTATAAAAATGGTGTTCTAACAGTTATTCTGTTAGTAGTAATATCTCTATAAGTTATAACATAAAGTGATTCAAAATCTGGATCAAATCCCATAGCCCCGAATGTTTCCTTTCCGAGATCAATAGATGTTATTCGAGTTATAAAGTTAAAATCACCATCAAAAATCTTAATGTTTTTATTACCAGAGTCTAGCACAGCTAATTGGGAGCCATCAGCTGCTAAGAAAGTTGGTTTGTTAAATTTAGTTTGTCGTGTTGCACCACCAAAGCCTCCGACTAACTCTAAATAGTTTCTTCGAAATCTCAATGAACTATCATTATTAATGTAACCAGCTATATCATATTTTAAAACCACATTATTACCTGTATCTGATATGTATAGAAAATCTTTTGTAGATGTAATACCACCGATTTCTTTAAAAGATAAATCATTATCTTGACTTTCGTACCCTGTAGTATCTTCAACTACTGTGAGTGAGGTATTACTACCTGTCAGGCAAAGTAAATTAGTTTTAGTTGCAGCGAATAAGGAAAATTCACCACTTAACGGCGCAAGATTAGTTTGAGCTGTTGCTGCAACTATATTACCAAATGCACTTAAATAATTATTGTTTTCAAATCTGCTATTAGCAGAAAAAGCTGGTGTTGAACTGTCTGATATACCTATTTCAAACTCTGTTGCTGAAACTGATGATACAGATGCATAACGTAAGCTAGTAGCAGTAGGTAGTTTGTTTGATGGTATAAATAATTTTGAATATACGTAAGTATTATTTTCTCTTAACTTATCTAACTTAAACTTAAATAAGTTATAGTTAAAATTATCATTTAAAGCAAATAAGCATTTATCTAAATTATTAGGAAGTAATAGACTAAGATCTCCTACCACTCTATCTCTAAAATAGCTCGTATAAAACTGATCTGTTCTATAGGTACTTTTCGGTGTAAGTGTTTTACCAGTACTTACTTCTTTTGCTACACCGTCAGCTGTTTCAGCAAACCCGAAAAAATCACTACCAGTTAATGTAAACATATCACCGGAAGTATAAATCTTTTTGTAGCTATAATAATTAGGAATTGCCATGGTCAATGAATGTTATGTTATTAATTTTAGTACCAACTGGTAAAAACTGCTTAGCCTCTGCTAATATACTTGTTTTAATTTGATCTCTTAAAGCTAAGCTAGTAAGATTTAGATCCTTTACAACAATATCAACTAAGTTTGATGAATTATTTCTATTAAATTTAAAGAACTGCTGTATTTCAATTTTTGAAGTTCGTTGACCACCTGGTAAAGATAAAGTGATATCGTCAACTTCTTTTGTTGAAAGATAAATTGCAAATATTTCTTCTGTACTAATAGGTCTATCGTAAATAAACGGATTACGAACTGTTAAATCTTTAGAGTAATAATACTTAGGTTGTTTTAAATAAGTAGCAAGATCTAGATTACTTTGAAATCCTGTTGTTCCTATAAAAAACTGATCAGAGAAAATATCTTGAATTAGATACTTACCTGGTTGAAAAGTTTGATTTTCATATAAATCCCCGTTTATATACAAAGTAGAATTACCTTGTAGACTATCAAGCCTGTAGGTAAAGTTATAAAAGCCTGGTTCGAAAGAACTTGGTTGGAAAGATATAGTCTGATTTAGAACATCTTCTGTATTGAGATAATTTCTTAAACTCAATTTAAAATCAATAGATGTATTATCATATAGACGATTAAGCGTGTTATAATTAGTAAGATTATTTTGACTAGTATTATCACCAAGCGTAACACCGGATAAAGCTGCAGCAGTTAACGTAGGAAATATTCCTTTTGCTAAATACATGTTTTTATCACTACCTTCAGCAAGAATAACAGGGTATTGATATTGCTCACCTTTAATATATTCATTAACCCAGTCAATAGAAGTAAATGTCCCACCAGAAAGACTAAACGTTGTATCGTTAAAAGGTATCGGTATATTAATATCACCTATGCTACCTGATAATATAAATACAGCGCTTGTGTTGTGTATAAAGTATTTATCCGTAGTTAAAGTTACGATTGTATCATTTAAAATATTAAAGTCAACAATTTCATCGGAAGAACTACAAAATGATTGTGGTCCTAGATCTATATTATGCTTAACTATGTAATTACTTACTTTATAAAAGAAAGTATTATTATTTTCCCATTTAGTTCTTGCACCAGGTAATTTGTAAATAGTATTATTATAATCAATTACATTATCATATAAGCACATTTCACCTTTATAAACATCAAACTCTGTAGAAGAAAGAGCAGAGACTGACATGGTGTTAATGTTCATCCGTGTTGTTTTTTGATCAGAAGATATAAAATCAATATGGTCACGCTCCATATGCGTACCGTAATAATCTAAAATTCCAGAACCACATTCAAGCTTAATTTTGTTACCTTGAGTATTTACTTTATAATATATATTACCAGCAGTCGCAACAATATAATCCTCTAACGCACTTCTCTTGAAAACATGTTTAATTTTTGTCTTAAATTCAACCTTGTTAAGTAATACAAAATCAGTATTGTATATATAAAGAGTATAATCACTAACAACATGTATAAACGGTGTTACTGTTTGATCTTGAAAAATACCAAATCCTCTATTTGTATTATTTCCAAGTAATTCGAATCCATACTTAATAGTAGGATCAAGATACATATCAAAGTTTAAAGTAAAGGATTTAGAAGTATTAATTGCATCTTGAACATCAAAACTAGTATAAGTACTACCATTAAACGTTAATTCCTTACCAGTGTAATCAACACAAATGTTTTCTGACTCGCCCCTTACGACTTTCGAAGTTATATAAGTATCATATGAGGAGATTAGAGGTGCAGATGTATCAACAACTTCTATAATATCTGCATTACCAATACGTTGATATTTAATATCGACATTAGGTTCAATAGCTGCATCACTCTTTTTATCGAAAAACTTCTCTCTCGCTATAACTGCATCAGTAACCGATAAATCAACACTATCAACACTATCATTTAAAGCCGGAGCATATCTAGATGAACTAGAAAGAGCTGCTGTCTTTGTAATTTTATCTGGATAGTAATACCTATCAACCCATATTCCAGCTTCTTCTAAAGAACTACCAGATAACCAAGTGCAAAGATATCTACCATTATCATATTGTGTAGAATTACTCCGTTTAATAAAAATCTTATCAGAAAGGTTAGGTGATGGTCCTGCGAAAGCACCATTATTAACAAATGTAGAATCGTTTAAATTTAATTTCGTATATGGGTAAATAGAAGATGGGGCTTGAAAAAATGTATCTGTACCGTTTGTAATAAATACATCTTTATTGTAGAAAGTGTAATTAAGTATAGGGTTAGTTAATCCACCTTCCTGATCATTACCTAAATAAAGGTTGTTATAATCACGATTTTCATAACCAGGCAGTCCATAAGGAGTATCAATTAAATTACTACCTCGTTTAATAAAGTTAAATTCAGATCTATTAGTATCTAGAGCAAAATAGTTGATTGGCATCTTATCACTTGATATTGTATTATAGTTAGTGATAAACATATACTGACCATTATCATCAAACGAGCTTCTTTGCGTATCAAGTGTTAAGTTAGATGCATTTTGAGAGCTATAAGAAACAAAGCTATTATCAAGAAACTGCTTATTAGTATCAAGATTATAATCAATATTAATTAAATTATTAAAGTCACGGTTCAATCCGGATGGTTGCAGAGGCGCCATTACAGGACGTATACCAGTTGAGGTAGAACTTAACGTAAAAATAGTAAGAGTCGTACCTATAGTTTTAAATAGTTGCAAGTAACCAGTTTCATCTAAATTATATCGAAAGACATCATTTCGCTCTTGTGATATATCTTTATAATTATCTGTATTTTGATAAAATACAAACTCACCACCTGATAGTGACACGCCTGTATAGTTAAGATAAAAGTCAAAAACACCGTTATTATGCTTAATTCTTAATAGATTATTATTAAGCGCTTCTATTTCGAAAAAGTAGTTATTACTAAATGAATTAGACGCATCTAAGACACGAACACCTAGAGGTTTTTGTTGATTCGTCGCGACTTCACCATCAGAGTTGAAAATATACAGATATTGACTTGGATTATCTTTAGCGCGCTGAAATCCTAATTTAGTAACGAACGATGTACTTTCATCTCCTGCTATACTAGATAATTGTAGAAAATCAGAGAGTTTACTTTTATTGGTGATATGAAAAGATGTATAGTTGTTAATTTTACTATCTTTCGCTCCGGATAAAGCAGTAATATTATTTACCTGAAACCCCTGCTCTAATGTGCTTCCATATTGATCAAGAGTAACAAACCTATCGTCATATTCCCCAGTAGGGAAAGAAATTGAACTAACAGATTTTGTATATGAAGAACTCATTATACTTATTTAATCTGGAAGCTAGTTGTTGCAATCAATCTTTATCGAAGAATGTAGTATAGGTTCTCTTATTAAACCTAGATTGGAGATTAGCAACAGTATTAGATGCAGATGAGCCGATCATTTGAGTATTCAGAATACCTAGTTTTTCAATGCTATCGTAGTAGGATTCTTTCAATAATCTAATAGGTTGAAAAATATTAGCAAAAAAGCCATCATTAAAATATACAAGAAATTGAACGCTTAGGCTAGTTACTTGAGAACTTAAAGAAGGTGTATATGTATGATTATATTCCTCTAAAACACTACCACCAATCTTACCATACAGAACTTCATTTAAAATTGATTGTTCTCTATAATCATAAACAACATCTCTTTGATAGTACTCGATATTACTATTATCACCCCAGTTGATATCTAACGTAAGAGCTTTACTTTTTGATTCATCAATACCTGTAAGTACAAACATAATAGATGGAGCTCCTTTAAAAGTAACCTCCGGTAACGTTGCAGATATTGATGATTGAAGCGCAGTACCACTTAAAGCAGGTAGTTGGATAAAAATATTTGACATTAGATTGTAACAGTAAAGTTGTTAGTATTGCGTGTGAACGAGCCGGAGTTGGCTGATATAGAACCAAACATTGAACTTAATCCAAATGTAGACGATCTTAATATCTCCTCTTCATCCTCATATTTATATATACTCTGTAGGTTAAAATCATTATCTACACGTTTAAATGAAACATCAATAAAGTGTGACATGTCATTAGGATCGTTTACAATGTATGTTAGCTTAAATATGTCATTTCGTTTATTATATGCTATTTTAGGTGTATGAACTTCTTCAATTGTATAGTTTCTGGTAGCACTTACACCCAAGCTCAAAGCAGAAGTATTAACATCAAATACACTAAGTGTAGAAGAAGCTGTATCAGCAGGATACACCTTATTTACATGGTTATCTAATATAGAGTATTCATAAATCTCCGGATAAACTGTTAAATAATTTCTAGGTGATGCTTCACAATCATTAGCTTCTATAGTTTGGAATCTTGCAAAGTATACCTTACCAGTATCTTCAACGTAGAATCTATTTGAGAACGTTTCTGCGCCTATAGAGCTATTAACGCTATATAATGTGTTAACTGTACTAGGCTTAGTAAACTCTGCATCTTTATAGTCAATCTTATCTATTAGTAAATTAGATTTAGTTTCTAAGAAAATGGTATTCTGAATAATATCAAAATCTAGTAAAGTTAGATTTATATCTGCTTGTACGCTTGTTGGATATTTTTGAAGTATGTTTGAAAGCGCAGTTGAAAGTGGTTGAGAGTTAGAATATGAACTATTCTTTACATATAATCTCCCATCCATAGCTTTACGCTCTTCAGTAGTAAGAGTTAAATCTTGAGCTGACAGTAATGATAATACAGTAGCACCACGTGGATCTGGATTATCGAGATATCGATAATTATCTGAATAAATAAAATCGTTAGGTAGATTTACTTCATCTGTAAAGAATCCACCATCGTAATTAGTATAAGGGCTCCCAGCTGAAAGATAATTACGAACATCCGTAGCAAACTCTAATATACTAAGATCGGTTATAATATTAAATTCATCTTCGGTGATAATATTCATATCTACCCCAGATAGAATAGCTTGCTCTACAGCAAAGGTTCCTTCCGCGAGAACAGTATAGTAGTAATTTAAAGAAGATGGAAATCCAGGACCTAACCCGGATAATGGGTTAGGTAGTTCACTACCGTCAAAAAAGGTAAATGCACCACCATCCCGCCAGAAAGGTTTAAGAGCTCTAGTCTTTTTAATTAGATCTTGGTATGGTGAAAATTCTCTAAAGTATAATGTTAGAAAGGTATTCAGTTGTGACATACCATTTGTATTAGCCGTTAATCCAGATCTTATAGTATCACCATTAACGCTAGCTGTACTATAATCAAAATTATAGCCCTCGTTTCTATCCCAGAAAGTATGACCATCTAATAGTAGATTTTTAATATAGTCTTGATCAGATATTCTCGGTTGTAATGGTGTATACTTGAGTAAAGCGTATTCGTTCCCAAATATATCAGTTTGATATTTATCAATAACTCCTTGATCAAAAAGATCAGTAAAGTTTAGCTTATAACTAATATCATTAAATTCTTTTAATTGAGTACTATTACGCTCTTTAGTGGTATATGATTCAAAGGTAGTTACTTTATTAGTAATTTTTGGATCACCTGAAGCTACACCACTTGAAACGTTTCGTACATTATCCCGGTAATCAAACTTATAGTATACAGGATAACTACTTACGGGGTTAACTGATACATTACCATACTTATTAGGGTCTGGAAAAATAACAAATTCATTACCTAGTGCAGAAAGGTTAATTGAATAAGTAAAGGTTTCAGCTTGCAACTTAAATAACCCTATATTATCAGGTTTAAAGTTTAAACCTATATCTCTTAATAGCTTAACGTCATTTGACTGTATTTGAGCTGCATCTGCGCCTTGCAAATTTAATACATTATTAGTTGGATTATCAGCGGCAATTAACAACCCAGAAGTCGGTGGAACGGTAGTTGTATCTACGTAATATATATCAGTACCTAAATATTTCTTAATTAATGAGCGTTTAAGACTATAGACTTCGGCTAGACTAAGACCTCCAGATTTATATGCGTTAGTTACTTGAACAAGATCATTATCCGGATCACATATAGCGTCAAACTCCGCTGGAGTGATAGTCGGTGGGTTAATCTTAAAAGTTCTAATAGCACCAATAAAGTTTTCTTGACCTGTAATAGCATCTACCGCTAACGGGTCTAGATAGTACTTAGTATCAATATTATTAATATTATTAGCTTCACTAGTAGATGGTAGATCAAAATAATCACCAAATACATCAACAAATTCTTCTATCTCTATACCTAATCCACTTACCGAAGCGGCTATAGTTGCTGTTTGAGCTTCTTTAGAATCCTCTGCGGTAAATATAAAATTATAAATGTTATCAAAAATCGCTTTCTCAACACCTGTTGTACTTCCTTTGAGTTTATTTCTATCAATAACATACTTACCCTCATCTCTTTTCTTCTTATAAAAGAGTGCAATATCTTTGAGCCTATTTGCAAAGAACGGGATAGCTATGTCGAGATCAGCTGAATTACTAAAGTCAATATTCTCTAAAAATCTCTTCTCACTCTCTGTCGTATAGCTAATAACAATTTCCTTAATAAATTGTTGGTAGTAATCTTTAAATTGTGTTTTTTGCTCTTCTTCTGATATATCTTGAAGTGAATACCAATTTTGAAGATAAGAACTATAAAAAGAGCTATATTCTTCCGGTGAATAATCTGTTTGTGTGTACTGTATAAAGTCTAGAAAAGAGAACGGAGCAATATTATCTCTATAATCATCATTCTCAATTTTTGAGTTTGTGATAGAGTAGTTAACTGCAACTGTTCTGAGGGATTGGTTAGACATCGATATAAATATTTAGTTATCAAAAAGGTTCAAGCCTTCGTAAAGTGAGTTAGCAAAGATATTAGACATAATACCGTTATCTTTTGACCAATCGTTGTAAGATGTGATACCATAAGTTAACGTATTGTTAGGATCATCGAAATTGATAATAGAATCTGTTATATCGCCAACAGAACTAGCTTGATAGTAGAATGAGTAAATATCTGTGATTTCTCTACCACCTCCTGATAGTAATGGCCATCCCCAGGTTTCATTATAATCACTAAGATTATAGAATTGAGTAGATGTCATGACATCTTCAGTTAATAGACCAGATAATGCTTCTGTTAGAACCAAACAATTAGATGCTCGTTCTAACGTTATAAACTCACCTTCGGATATACGCTCAGGTGAAGTGGCTGTTAATATACCCGTAACTGTGCGATATACTATACCATCTGGTATAGTAATAGTTGGTGCAATTCTAGCGCTTAACGGTAACGCTGTATTTAATGTTACATACTTACCACTATATAGTTCATTCGCTACTATTGGATCCCCAGGAACTATAATACTGTTGGGTGTAAGTTTTTGACCTAAATTATAACCATAAAAATTATTAGATCTATAGCCATACGATTGATACTGCGTTCTATCTCTATTTCGCTTACCAAAAAGCTTTGACTTACTAATAGAAAGTAAATCCATTAATCTTGCAAGCTTTGGAGGCAGGGAGTATTTATTAAGCTTTGGTAAATCTAGCATTTGAAGCAACCCATCTAGCTGCTCGATATTACTCTCATCTATAACAGTATTATTCTCTAAAAAGTTTTGAATCTTTTCATAAGTAGCCTTACCTATTGAATCTTGTGTAGAACTCAAGTTACCAAAAATTGATCCTAAAAAGTCTTTCATCAGCACTCTAGCATCTGTAAATAAAGGTTGAATAGCTATTTCTTTAAATGCATCTTCAAAATCTATATCTTCGTTCTGCTTTGCTATTGTATAGTAGCTACTAGGGTTGATAGTAAATGTATTACTTGCTCCGTTTAAGAAAACACCATTATAGTTACCTTGCGCTCCGGATAAGTATACATTATTAAGAGGTACTGTATTGTTAGATACAAAATAACCTTTGTAAAATCCACCATCAGATAAAGACGAGAGAGTTCCAAAATCCGACGTAAACTCCGCATCGTAAATTGTTGTACCATCGGTTAACTTAAAATTAATTGCACTAATACTATCTTGGGTAGCGCTTAATACTGGTGCTGATCGATTACTAAAATTATCACGATCCTTTACCTTAGCAACAAATGCAATTTTGGTACCAGCAAACTTCTCAGAGTTAATATCAAATACACTAAAGTTATCAGCCCCCTCGCCATCGATACCATTTGATGAAAAATCTAAACTATTATATTGTACATTTGATGTAATAACTGCTTTCATACCATAGTTAGTAGTATTCGCATACTCAAATATATCACCTTGCTGAAATCCAAATATTAAATTATAATTGTCTACAAAATCACTCTTAAAGTATACATCAGACGTACCAGAAACACCAGCAAAAAAAGCATCAGTATCACTCTCATCTGTATATACTATTTGGTTATTAGTATCTAACTTAATGTATAAAGATTTATCGATAGTCTTAATACTATCAACATTAAGTGTTTCAACTATACCATTAGAAGTAAGTATTTGAACGAAAGAATAGCTAGGATATAAATGTCCATACGCTAATTTATCATAACCACTTCTAAAGAAGTCATATTCATTGCTAGATAGAGTTGCACCTGACGCGTAAGGTACTATAGTGGATAAACCTGTCTTTAAAGTTCTGTAAGAATTATAACGCTCTACAGTAATTGGGTTAACTACTTTACCTGCTTTATGATTTATATCTACTGTGCTAGTTACTACTAACTCATCTTGAACAAAATCTTTAATGTTAATATCAGCGTGAAAAGTATCTAAATAGCCATTACCAGCATCATCATATAGAAAGCAATTAACTCTATATGAACCAGGACGGTCAAATGCATGAGTAGCAGATACAGCTTCAGCGGTAGTCCCATCCCCAAAATCCCAGACTATACGCTTATTAGATACAAAGTCTTGAATAGTTGGATCTAAGTTAGGTATAAAAGAAAGAGGAGCAAAGGGTAACGCAAATCCTTCATATGTCTCCTCGCCACTAATGTTCTTAACATAGAAGAAATTATACAATAGATCAAATTCACCGGATTGATCGAGTTGTAGAGAACTGAGCGACATATAACATATTTAATCACTCAACTTACATTTACAACCGTCTTATTGCTATCTTATTAGTAATATTAGCAATATTGTAAAAATAAGCATACTCAAAATCTTCAAGCTGATAGTTAAGAGATTGAATAGTTCTATCACTATCTTTATAATCCGGATTCCAAACAACAAAGCTTAAGTTTGGAATTTCAGCATCACCGTTAACCGTGTGTAGTTCTGTTACTCCTGGAATATTGAGTATATCATTAGTCATAGCAGCTACATCGATAATATCACCAAGCTGTAATTTACTAAAATACTTATTAAGTATAGTTGAAGCAGCACTCTTAATAGCTCCATTATTTGAAGCTTGATTTTTATCAACTGTAATACGAATTCTACTATCTTGTACAATGTCATCAACACTGTCACTATCGCTAAAACTTGTAATTGTAGTATTTGAGGCGCCAAACGCAAATGCCTTAAATAACGCATCAGTAACAACTACATTATGGGTTATGTCTTTTTTAGTGTTACAAAAATCAGCAATTATTTGTTTTTGAGCAGCGTTAAGGTATTTTGGCGTTACACTGTTTAATGTAGAATCACCGCTAGGTACTGTATAGATATAAACGTTGTTAAAGCTAGTTGAAGTGGAGAACTGAACTTGAGAGTATAGCATACGAGCGTCATCATTACCTTGGCCGAGTCCTTGCTCTGCGTAATATCCTAATACCCTCGAAGTAAATTCATCATTAGATAGAACTTTTACATCTTTGGTTATGTTATTGAAATTTCTATTTACTTGATATTCATAATCCTCTTTTGTAACTAACCGGTTCTGCGAAGCAAAGACTTTTGGCGCGTTGGTCTTTATATCTTCTGTAGTTTCTGCCTTTTTCGGTGGTAGTGTGCCATTAGTATTATTAAGAGTTACATTGGCAATATCAATTGAATTAATTAAATTTTGATCATCGTTATATAATATACTCTGTATAGCTTCAAAATTAGTCGATCCGTATAAATTAAATGAGGCATTAGCTAAAGCACCTGGCCCAGTTATTCCTGCTTCATTATCAGAGATTACATAGAATATAAGTACAGTATCATCACTTTCTAGCTGTTTACCATTTAAATTATTACCAAACTTAAACTCATAGTTACCAGATGAGTTTAGTCGTTTTTCATAACTTTTATTTTCAGCTGATTTCAGGAACAGAGAAGCACACTCATACCACTCAGACCAAACACCTGTTGTAGCATTTTTAACAAATATGCTAAATGTGTTATCTGAAATAAACTTAGTATTATTTAAATTTGTTACACTCTCCGTAAGTTGTGGAGATGTAAAGCTATCAACAAGAGTTATATTTTCATATGGTTCTCCCGTCGCTGTAAAGGATGCTTCTGTAATAGCGCCTTGATAAAGAGTATTGTTTGATGGTGATACTGCTTCTACCGAAGTGTTAGTTATTTTTTGAAAGGTAATATCTTCTGTTGCGATAAAAGAATTACCAGCAGCTACAACTGAACTAAATCTTGGAATTGTATAAACATTAGCGGGAATATTGGTAGCAGATAAGCTAAAGTTAAGAAGTGCTGTCTGATCACCGAGAGGTTTGTACCCAATATTGCTAACAAGCTTATTCATATTCTCATAAATAGTAGCAGTGTTAAACGTAGATTCGTTGGATGTAGTATTAAGCTGGAATAGTAGTACGTGATACATATAAGCTACCACGTCAATAAATGCACTAAAGTTAGAACCTTCAAAGTTCTGATCTGTAAACGACTCATTTTCATTTAAACGCTCAATGATAAGACTCTTAAGAGTATTAGCATCAAAAGTAAGGTAAGCGTTTTTAGGAAGTTTGTAATCTGTGAAGTCTTGTAAGCTCATATTATACTACGTTATTATTTAATCTACACCGCTACATACCCATCTCGGTTAAGAGAAGCATTTAAAGTTAAATTATAGATATCTAATGTGGGTATACTGAATTCAATAGTAATATCATATTCTGCCTCATCTGGATTTCCTACGATATCTAATTTATTAAGAATCATACGAGGTTCTTGAATTCCTAAATTATTATATATGTAATAACCTAAAAAATAAGCAGTTGTTGAATTTATTGGTTCGAATAGATATCTTCTAAAATCTAGTCCAAGTCCAGGATTAAGTAGCTTTTGCCCGGGTGTTGTTGTAAGAATATTCTTAATAGAATTAATTACAGCTTGACCGTCTTGAATTTCAGACAAATCTCTAAGATTACTCGTACCGTACAGCTCTGATCTTGCAAAGCGATTAGCTGTAAGATCAAACTTTATATCTTTATATAGATACCCATCATCAAGCGATTTTTTCTCACTATCTTGTATCTTTAAATTATCTAACCTAACTGCCATAAAATGTGTATAAATATTTATATGAGCGACTAAATAATAGTATGGCTAAATCGAACAAATTCACAACTCTTTTCGAGTCTTATATGCGACGCAACCAACGTGGTGGTTTTCTCGTAGGAGATGTATTCAAATTTAATGATAATTTTAAAAGTGATGACGCATACAAAGATCTTGCTGATGTTGTTAAATCATCAATTGATTCAATGATTGATTCTGGTCTAAATATACGGGTTGTAAATATTAAAGACACCTCACCTGCAAGGTATCCAGCATCTGATCAAACATCCTCTCTAGATGTTGTACTTGATATTGCACTTGATACAGGCGGTGGTCGTTATACAGATGAATGCTCTATTCCTTGCTGTCTTGGTAGTTGTGAACAATATGCTCCGAACTTACCTCCTATTCCTGATGAGCAACGACGTAAAAGTAAGGTTAATATTAAACCTGAAGAAGTAGAAGAGAATGAGGAGAATCTTTCTAACAAAACAGACCGTGGAGATGGTAAACTTTCTCAAACAGAACTTACTCTTAAGAAGGAAAGCTATACCCAACAGTATCTTTAGTAAGAAGTAATTACTTCTTTTTCTTCCAACTTTTTCGAGCTGGACCTCTCTTCT